CCAGAACGCATAACAGCCCCGGAGTCTCTCGACCCTCTGCTTGACGATGGTCGAGAGGTGGAGGTCTTGAAGCTCATCCTCGTTGAGGGGCATGTACTTCATGTAGTCATCAACGTTGACTGGTAGGCTCATATCAGTTGAGATTGGCAATGATCTGCGAGAGTTGCGACATGAGCGACTGATATGCGCCAGGCGAGCCCACCTTAGCCAACGCTATGTTGTTGGCTCGAAGCTCGCTTGCGGTCTCAGCCAGTCCCAAGAGATATTTCCGTCGATAAGGCGAGCGAGGCTCACGCAGCTCCATGAGCAGTGCCATGGACTCATCGGATGGCAAGTCGAGCAAGAGAGGCACATCCTCCACGGGTGTCATGTTCTTGCCCTGGTCATAGACCGCCTGCAGTAGCAGTTCACTGCTGTCGAGAAATGGAAATTGTTGTCGTATCATCGAGCAAATCATTTAGCATGTTACGTAAATCGAGATAGACATCCCTGTCCGTGGTGACGAATGTGCATTCCGCACGGTCGCCATAGGTTTGGTTTTGGGATGTTATCACGGAGACTAACCAGGCATCGTTAGCGACCAAGACCATCTTGGAGTGGTTGAGCGTCAGCTTGACCTCGTCAAAGGCCTCCGTCATGAGACGGCTCAGCTTCAAGGTTTTCTGTGAAGCCTTGATGTCAGCCACTAACGTTGCATGGTGAATGAGACCTCGCTTGCGAAGGTTGAGCATACCGCAAAGGAAGGCATCGGATGTGGAGAAGGTAGTGACCGCCACATCAGCGGCACCCGTCTGCTCCAGTATCCATCCGAGCAGTCCGAGGGTATGCAGCCCTTGACCGAGGAAGGTCTGTGAGCTATTCCGCTGGAGCGGCTTCAGCACCTGCTGAATCTGCTGTGCCCTCATCGGTTGCCTCCTCGTTGTCGCCAGGCATCTCTATGCCAGCCTGCTTGATCTTGGCGATGGTGTCAGGCTTGATGTCAGCCTTGGCATCGAGCAAGATGTTGACACGCTGCTCCACGTTAGCCTTCAATTTGGCAGCCTGCTCGTCCTTGCCATCCGACTGCAGCTGGATGAGCTTGTCAAGGTTCTTGGTGAGATAGCTGCGTGCGTTGCCTATGGTATTGGCGGAGATCACGACTTCCGTCTTAGGCTCCGCATCCTCATTTTGTGCGGTTTCATCGGGATTGAAGTGGTCATATTCCTCCATCCCCTGCTTGTAGGCATAGTAATCCGTCTTGAGAGTGACGAGCATCTTCTGGAAATCCTGGTTGGCGGCATTCAGCCCCTCGTATCGGTCACAGGACTGCTCATAGGCCTTGCAAGACTCAAAGAGCTCCTTGATGCGCTTCCATCTCTGGCAGTTGGCATCCCAAATTTCCTTGATTTCATCGGGGAGAGTGTCGTGATCCTCTCGCTTGCCCTTGGCGATGATGGCAGAAGCATCGATGGAATCGGTGATTTCAGCCTCGGACGCAGGCAGATGCGGTGCCAGCTCAGCGTGCTCCGTGTCAGCATTCTCGGTCGTTTCGACCGCATGCTGCAAAATAGGTGTCACCTCACGGTCGAACTTGCGCACCTCGTCGAGGGTCAAGCCATCGACACGGTATCCGTAGTGCTTCTGCAGCTCATACCTGAGATGCTCCAGCATCTTCTGCGGACGCAGGATGATCTGTTGGTAGAGGTGTCTGTTATTGTTCATCTGCAGAAGGAGCATCGCTCCCTCTCGAATATTCTCATCAGTGTGTTCGCTGTCGAACCATTGCTTGATGCGTTGTGTGAACTTTACGTCATTCATAAATGCGAAAACTAAAAAGGCGAGGCGAGCCATTGAAAGCTTCGCCCCGCCACGGCTTGTTTAACTGGTTTTATCGTATGTGCATATATTATGCCGGTAAGGATTTCAAGTCTCCAGTCTCACCAGAGTAGATGCCCTCAGCGGTTGGGATGTCACCATAGTAGAATGGTGGCAAGGTCTCACAACCCACGGACAGCTCGACAGTGGTGCTGGTCTCGTCTGTGACGGAGGAACCAGAGGACTGAGAAGGAGCCACTGAGCACTCAAAGTTATCGTCACCATACTGACGGCACTTGCCGTTGCGCTGAGGGATGAGTGCGATGACATCCTCATTGAGCAGCATGGAGGCGAGTGCGGACTGCTCCTCCTCGGTGCCAGGGAAGACGATGGAGAGCTTGTTGAGCATGGTCTTGCTGCCATCCTCGCCCTGTGACTCAGAGGAGAAATTTGACTTGTCGGTGGCGAGATAAGCCACGATGAACTTCTTGTCTGCCGCCATGGTGTGCGACTCCTTGATGACGAGGTAGTCCTTCATGGAAGCCGCCTTCTCCAACTGAGGCTTTGCCAGTGCTGTGATATATCGGCGAGGTGCGAGGAAGACACGGCGACCCGTACCCGGCAATCTCTTCGCACCCGGACACTTCAGAAGATCCTCGTAGAGGTCAACGGAATCGGTGCATGATTTCTTAGTATCTGCCATATTATATATAATAATGTGTTATTGGAAGATGCTACCCCTACTCTGTAGGGATAGTATCATAACCGAAGAGGATGCGCTCCTTGCTGATGGTCTCGAACTGAGTACCGAAGTACATGGTAGCCACGAAGTCGATCAGGAAGTGAGACGTGAGTGAGTTCTTGCACTCGAACGTACAGTTGTCGCCCTCGCTGGCGAGACCGATGAGCATGTTGCTGCCTGGAGTGATGATCTTGTAGCCAGTCGGCATGTTGTCAAGACCGACGAGCGTACAGTTAGGACATCCGTCCAACTGAACCTTCTCGAATTTGCCGTTGTAGTTGACATTGCCATACACGCTTCGGTAAGCACGCATATAGAGCATCAGTTCCTGGCTGCTCATGAACATGTATGTCTTCAACTGCTTCAGCTTGTCGTCAGCCTTGTCATAGAACGCCTCCAATGCATCGACCGCATTGACGTTGGTCAGCTTCTCCGTCTTGAAGAGGTTGCCTTTCTCCACAGCGACGCTCTTGTTGGTGACAATCTCCTTGTCTGAGATAGTCTTGAAGCCATCGTAGAGGTCGATGGTCTTCTTGCCTGTAGGGTTGCGCTTTGCGGTAAATAAGGTATTGAAAAAAGCCTCGCCGGTCTTGCCAAAGAGGTAGGCACCCACGATCTTTGTGATTGGTTGGTTCTTGAGGGCATCGCCCTGGAACACGTTGGAGCCATAGATGGACTCACGAACCGCATTTGGCTCAAAAGGCTTGATGCCAGAGCCAAGGTAAGTCTCCAAGGTACGACCAGCAATGGTAACGCCATTCTCGTCGGTACGAGTGAGAGAGTAAGGACCAATCTCCATGTCGCCATCCAACTGTCCAACGGTCTCCTTGCCACGAACGCCGACACGGCGGCTCATGTACTTGGCAACCTCATCCAACGCACGTGAAGGAATCTGTATGAGATCCTTGCGGTACTTGGCAAAGCTGGTGTTGAGTGAATCGGGAGTGATCTGAATAGTAGAACCTTCGGTAACAGCCATTTAGATAATCTGTTTTACTGCGTTGAACAATTGACCAGCATCGAGATCCTCTGCGCCATCGTCAACGGTGTTGTTGGTCTGTGCGCCAGGAGCCTTCTTGAGGTCGGCGATCTCCTGGTCTTTGTTTTGAATGCTCTTGTCCTTGTCCGCAATCTGGGCTTCCAGGTCCTTGACCTTGTCCTGTGCGGCGGTGAGAGAAGTCTCCGTGTCGGTGATCTTCTTCTCCTTCTCGGCAATGGCATCCTCGATTTTCTGCATCTCTGCATCGGTGAGAGTGACTTTCTCATCGGTTACCTCAAAATCATCCTTGCGGTCAAGGATGGTTTGGAGGTTGAGGAATTTCTTCTTCATTTCATTGATTTTGTTGTTATTCTTGAAGAACTCCTTGACACCGTCAATGACCTGTGTCATGAAGCTCTTGGATGGGGCGGTCGTATCTGCGGTCGAAACGAGCGGAGGAAGTCCAAAGTCCTTGCAGAAGGAGTTGGTGAATCTCTTGACCATGTTGGTCTGACGCTGCTTGTCCTCGTCATCGAGGGAGCGCACCTCGTCTATCAAGCCGAAATCCAAGGCTTGCTGAGGTGTCATCCAACTCTCCTTTTGCATCTGAGCGAGAACGTCCTCCGAAGTCTTGCCCGACTTGCTGGCATAGACGGAGGCGATGACCTTGTCTATGGTGTCGAGGTCATCACGCTGCTTCTTCCACTGCTCAATGAGCCGGTCAAGTTTCTCCTTGTTGGCAGACTCCCAGACGGTGACACCCGTCGATGCATTGTGGATGAGCATGGTGCTGCCGTCGCTCATGGTGACGTGCTGCGCCCCCATGCAGAGCACGGTGGCGATGGAAGCGGTCATACCCATGATGTGGATGTTGACATGACCATGATCCTTAATGAGCTGGTAGATGGTCAACCCCTCATCGACATATCCGCCCGGTGAGGAGACAGCAATGTTGACCTCCTCGTCGGCGTGTGCGTCAAGAAAGCTCTTGACATCCTTGGAACGTGTGCCATAGGTGCCAGACCACCAGTCGTAGCCCTGTCCTATGGTGCCGCTAATCATCATACCGTATTTCATGCGCTTGTCTTTTTTGATGCAAAGGTAAGCATGGCAATTGCCAAAATAAAATACGTAAGCTACTGAATCAGCGGTGCTTTTCGGGTGGCTGTCCATGACACGGCGACCTCATTCAAGGTGCTCGTGCCATAGGAATCAGGGTGAACCTCCGAGACCGTTGCAATAGGATAAGGTCGTGATGGGATGCCCAGAAGACGCTTGCGACCATCGATGTCTGTCACCAGATAGGCATAGATGGTGTCCGTGTCAATGTCCTCCTCACATGTGCTATATGTGAGTTTGTGCGTATATGTGCGCACCTTGTCATCCACTTTTTCCGTAATTTCGAGCTTGGCAGGACGCTTGAAAGTGACTTTTTCCCAATCGAGGTTGTCGGGAAGAGAAAAAGTCTTGTTGCCCAGCAGTGCATCAAACGGCAAATTTTCGACAGGGATGCGCTGGATGTCGGTGATGAAGTTGAGATGTCTCATAATCTTGAATCTGTTCGGGGTTGTTCGCAACTGTTCGCAGTTGTTCGGGGTTGTTCAAAAAAGGGGTATATAGTAGATGAGATTTTTGCGTTAAATAATGTTTTTTCTGTTTCTCTCATTCGAGAAGAGATTGATGCCCTTCTCCTGATGCGCCTTTCGCATGCGATACCACTTCATGCGTATGGTCTCGGCATAGTCAATGTCGATGCCATGTGCCTGACACCAGGCACGGAAAGCGGACATCTTGGTGCAGGAGGTGTCACTGAGGTCTCCAAGGTCTTGCCACATATTGATGCGGAAGAGATCATCAAGGCTCTCGCAGAGTGCCTGCTTGCCATAGGATGTCAGAAAGTTGTAGGTCTCAGGGCTTTTGTATTTGCATGATGGGATGGAGATGGCGACAGCCTTGTCTGAAGGCTGCTCTGGTATGTTATCGGATGGGCGCTTGGTGGTCAGTCTCCTGATGACAGCGTTCTCGCTGGAAGATGGAGGAAAGACCACTGGGTCGCCGTAAGCATGGGTGAGCCATTGCTTCATGTATGGCTCGACATCGAGGTAAATAACAAACTTGCTCATCGGTATTTGATTTAAATACCGCAAAGATAAGAAAAATAAACGAGAAAATACCGCATTTGCGGTAATAAATATAACAAAGGTGGTACAAATAGGCGTTTTGAAGGGGAAAAACAATAAAAATATTTGGGACACCCAAAAATGGGCGTTTCAGTTGTGGCATTTGTGGCATTTTTGATAAGCGTCTGATTATCAGACATTATCTTATTTATATAAATGCCACATTATATAAATAAAATGCCACAATGCCACAACTCCCTCTTGACTATCCTTGCCGTTGCCACAAAATGCCACAGAAATGCCACAATGCCACAACCTCTTAACTGCTTGAAAATGAGCGATGCCACAAATGCCACAAATGCCACATCGAAAAAGGTGTACGTATGTATCTGTCACTTATTGACAAGAAAAAAGCCCCAGGGATGGACACTTCCATCCCCGAAGCCTCGGATATGATCTAAACAAATAACGCACTAAAATCCTAATGTGGGCACCCCTGCCTCCTCCAGCTCCCTGTCGGACATCTGGTATGGGTCTTTCTGCGGCTTCTCCTCATCGCCGGTCTCCGTCTCGAAGTCGATGCCATACCTCTCGGCAACCATCTGATAATCGAAGCACAGCGGCCTGTCCTTATACCATAAGGTCTGGCGACCCACCATGTTGCCGTTCTCGTCAAGTTTCTCAACTGTCTCGGGCAGTCCGTTAGGAGCGAACTTCTTGAAACGCTCCGCATTCTTGGCCGTGCCATAGAACTCCGGACCTATCTGAAGGTAATGAAGCAACGACTCCTTGGGGAGGAGATTGACATCCATGGAGCGACCGAGCTTGCGATAGATGGCCATGGTGATATCCTTGCGCACCATGAGAATGCTCTTAGGCTGTGACCAGTTGTCAATCTTTGCCTTATTGGTCGTCAGGCTGCCCACGAGTTTGATCTTGAAGTCCTGGTCCTTGCGCAGTTCTCCCATCTGGACGGCAGCGTTGATGATATTCCAGAAGCCAGCCACCTCGTCCGTGGAGTTGCACATTGAATTCTGTCTCTTGACATCTGCGACCACCACCTTCAGTAATTCCTCGTATGTGAAAGGAAGCTTCGCATAGTCCTTGATGGCGAGGTATGAAGCCAAGAGGACAGTCCAGTTTGTCATGATGCGGTCGAGGATGTTGTCATCCTCCAATGCAGTCTCCAAGTCCTCCACCGCCTTTTTCCAAGCCATGCCGAAGGCTGCCTGGAACTGCTCACGATGCCTGAGCAACTCGATGGTGATATGTGTGGCTCCTATTTGGCGGAAACGCTCCAACTCTGCGAAGTGCTGCTTCTCCTCGCGCGTGTGCTCGCCCTTGTCGAAGGTGAGATAGATGATACGTGTGAAGAGGGCGATGTCGGCGGTCGGCATCTCCTGCCCCGTGAGGATGATGCCGGAATCGACCTTGGCCTGCACCAGTTTCTTGTCCTTGTCCATATTCATCTTGGCACGTCCCACTCCATTCCAAAGGTCTTTGAGCCATTGCACCTTGCGGTTGTCGATGGCGTTCTGGTACTCATCGATGTGTACCAAGGCGTCATTGACACTACCCACATAGTCTGAGAGTGCCGGAAGGGACGCACTGTTGATGGATAGCGGCTCATACTTGGTCTCATACTTGTAGAAAAAGTTCATGAGGGTTGCGGCGAACTCGGTCTTACCGCATCCCTTGGGACCAAAAGCGTTGAGCAATGGGAAGGAGCGACTCTTGGTGATGACAATGTCACGGAAGAGCGTGGCGATGTAGAAGCACAAGCCCACCATGGCATTCTCGCCGAAGACCTGCACCACCTTGGCGAAGAAGTCTGCTTGCGAAGTCGGATGATCCATCATCTTCTCGTGGCGGAATTTCTTTTCATTGACATACAACTCCCTGCTGTCGATGTTGAGCTTGCTCATGGCAGGAAGATAGAACTTGCCAGCGGTCAAGCGTAAGATGCCCATGTCATCGATGGGCATCCAGGAGCCTTGCTCGATGGCTCCATTGCAAAATGCATAGAAGCCCTCACGCTGCCATCCGAGCTGCTTGATAGGGTCTGCGGTCTCCGTCACACGTCCGAGATAGCCCAACAATTTGATGAGCTGCTCATCCTTGGCCATCCAGATGTAGTCGCCCATGCCGAAAAGACGCTTGCGCAGGGAACTGCTGGATGTGATCTCCTCCATATTCAACTCAATGAGACGTGGTGCCGTCTCTGGGTTGTTGTTCTTGATCTCGAAAAGTCTGACTGGGTTGAAGTCATCACGTATATGGAAGAGCGGCTTCAGTTTAAAGTTGCTCCACTGAATCTCGTCACCGTCCTTGTTGGTGCCGAAGTATGAGTTGTCGTGCTCGACGAAGCCAAACTCATGGAGCATGCGGAGGTCTCCCTTGCGCTCCTTCTCCTGCTTCTCGGCAGCTGCTGCCGTCTTGGAACGCTTGAGCGCATCCTTCCATTCCCGGTTATGCTTGTAGATGGAGCAAAGAGACGAGAGATAGCTGCTCTGCGTGTCCTCGTCACGAATGAGCATCAGAAGGGAACAGATGTCGCCGATGGCCGCCAAGCGGTCTTCGGTGGTGAACTCCTCGATGCCCTCGGGCGTTGGCCAATACTTACGCTTGCAATACCAGAAGATGAACTCCTCCTCACGCATCTGGGAGAACTTGCCCCTATCGACAATCCAAGAGTCGGGGTCTTCTTTCTTGGGTGCAGGATAATCAACAGGAATTTCACGGACGTTGACGGTGAAGCCGGCTTGCAATGCCGCACGGCCATTCTCGAAGACGTTGACCGTGCCCGCAGGCCATTTGTTGCCTGGCTTCAAGGTGTCGGCATCCGGTATGAATGTCACCTTGCGAGCCAACTTGAAGAGCTGCTTCAACTGGTTGGGCGTCCATGCACCTCCAAGGCTCGCCACGGTATTGAGGATGCCGATGCTCTGAAGCATCACCACATCGGGTCCGCCCTCCACCAAATAGAACTTGTCCTGCAGACGTGCCTCCTTCTGTGCGAAATTGATGCCGAAGACGGATGTGTCCTTGTGATATACGAGGCTGTTCTTCAGATTGAGGTACTTGCATATGTCCTTGTTGTCGGACATGGTGCGAGCCGTGAATCCTATGACACGGCTCATTTTGTCATAGATAGGTATGGTGTATCTGTCACGGAGCATGGCATATTTGCCACGCTCACCCTCGCCGACAAGGCCAACCGCCTCCAAGTTGTCGAAGTCGAGTCCTTTGGTCTTCGCCCAAGCGAGGAATCCCTCCTTAGGCGCATATCCTATGCCGAATGTGTCTATGGCATCCTCACCCCAGCGTGCCTTGACCGCCTCTCTCGCCTTCTGCGCCCCGGCATTGCTCTCCCTTATGCAGTCTTGGAAATACGATTGAGCGTAAGAGAGGACGATGCGCAGCGCATCCGCCTCTTTCTGCTTCTCAATTTCCTCATTGCTTGGCTTGTAATCATCCTCTATGTCCTCATTGAGGTATTTCTTGGCAAGGTTGCGGCACGCAATCGGGAATGGTAGGTCATTCTCCAATTTGCGGTATAGGCTGATGACGTTACCACCAGAGTGGCAGCCGAAGCATCGCCACGTGTTGGTAGCGGTATCGACATAAAAGCTAGGACCGCTCTCCTTGTGGAACGGACAGCACGCCCAGTGCCTTGTGCGACTGCTCTTGGCGATGGTGATGCCACCATCCTAGGCGACCTCAAGGATGTCAACATCACTGATAATTCTATCTATTATTTCTTGTTTAATCATATCACGTTATTTTGTTGCGGCAAAATTAGCCCATATTCCCAACTATGAAAAATACTACACCAATCTGCGCATAATCTTGTCGATGTCCTGGTTGACAGCGTAGAGTGGAATCTTTCGGAAGGTCTGGCTCCGCTCTATCAAAAGGCACATCAAGGCATCCTTATATTTGCCCCCCCGATTGTTCCATGCGCGCTTGATTTGGTCATCCGACCAAAAACGTATGCGGTAACGGTATGCTCTCATCTCTTAGGTCTTTTATAGTGTGTACACTTGCTGTTGGCCATGAAGAACTCATAGTCGTGCTCATTCTCTATCTCCTTGTAAAGCTCACGGTGCGAAGTTGACCAGAACTTGCAGGTATTGCCTCTCGAAAAGGCACAAGTCTTGTGACACTCTATGAATGCGCCGACCTCAACTTTCTTTTTTCTTCCCATAATATTCACATTGATTGATAACCTTGTGCTCCACATAGATCTTCCTCTCGATGCACCAGGAGCCATTGATGCAATTTCTCTGGTATAGACAATCCTTGCATATCAT